AGCGGTGAAACGAAACGGGAGGGCGTGATGGCCACAAAAGAGACGCTGTTTGAGGGCGAAGTGGTGCCAACGGAGGGCAAGCAGGAATCGCGGGCCTTGGTTGCTAACAACCCATATTTGGGCATGGTAGAGCGTTGGGGGCAAGACCCTAACTTCGACGTGGCGAAGATGCGGGCCATGATGGACATGGCGAAGGAGTGGCAGGCAGAGCAGGCAAGGTTGGCTTTTGCCGTCGCCAAGAACCACTTCAAGAGGAATCTTCCGACCATCGAAAAGACGAAGCCAATCGTTATTTCCCGAGAGGCGAACGCGAAACCCGCTTACTATTACGCGCCCCTGGATGAGGTCTGCGAAAAGATCATCCCAGCCCTGAACGCTGTTGGGATTGAGCATTGCTGGTCAACCACTTATGAAGGAGAGTGGATGGTGGTGACCTGCACCTTGACCCATGAACTTGGGCACAAGGAAAGCACGTCCATGCGGGGGTGTGCCGATAAGACAGGCTCCAAGAATGCGATTCAGGCTGAGGGGAGCACGCTTTCCTATTTGGAACGGTATACCCTCTGCTCAATCTGCGGAATCGCCATCAAGGGGCTCGACACGGACGGGGCGGTTGGTTCGGTGGGGGAACAATGGTTGAAAGATCAGATTGACGAAATTGGGCGCTGCGAAACGTCCTCAGGGCTGACGAATGCCTACAAAAAGGCCGCTGCGGAAGCTCTGAATGCGCGGGACATGAATGCCTACCACAAGTTGCAATCGGCTTACGGTGCCAGAAAGCAGGCAATCGCTTGATTATTGAGGGGCTTGTCCAGCAAACGCCAGAGTGGTTAATGCAGCGAATCGGGATGTGTACGGCATCCCGAGTGAAGGACGTTATGAAGCGCCTGCAACGTGCCAGCGGTGGCCGAAAAAAGGGGGACTACGCCCAGCCGCACTACAACTATCTGAAAGAGTTGGTGATAGAGCGGCTTACTGGGCGGGCGCAAGACCACAACATTGGCAACCTGCAAGCGGTAGAGTGGGGAATCGAAAACGAGCCTGTGGCGCGGGGATATTATGAGATCGCTACCGACCAGAAGTGTACCCCCATCGGCTTCGCCATGCACCCCAGCATTGAGTGGTTCGGTGCATCTCCCGATTCACTTGTAGGCGAAGACGGGCTCATCGAGATTAAGTGTCTGGCCTCTGACAACCACCTCGACATTTTGGAATCGGGCGAGATACCCGAAGAGCACGTGCCTCAATTGTTGGCTGAGATGGCTTGCGCGGAACGGCAGTGGGCAGACTTCATCGCCTTCGATCCCCGCTTCCCGCCCGAGCACCGCCTATTCATTAAGCGCCTTCATCGGAACGAAGAACTCGACCATACTATCGGCATGATGGAAGACGAGGTGCGCTCGTTCCTTGCCGAAGTGGATGCGAAACTCAAGGCGTTGACCAAGAGCGTGCCGATACAGAACGAGGCCGCAAGCTACAGTTCGATAGTCCCGTAAGGAGGGCAGCATGGCTCATATTGTAATTGGCGATGCGGGAAGCAAGCACGTCAGCATTGATCTGGATACGTTGCTGCGGACTCGTATGCTCTTGCAGGCCAATTCGGGCAAGGGAAAGTCTTGGCTCCTTCGTCGGTTGGCGGAGCAGATGTTTGGGAAGGTGCAAGTCATCATCATTGATCCAGAAGGTGAGTTCGCCACACTGCGGGAAAAGTTCGACTATGTTCTGGTCGGCAAGGGCGGCGAGACTGCCGCGCATCCTCGTATCGCGGCGTTGACGGCGCAACGCTTGTTGGAACTTAGAGCTTGTGCGGTTTGTGACTTGTACGAGATGAAGCCGAGCGAACGACATTCCTACGTGAAGAACTTCTTAGAGGCGTTGATTGATGCCCCCAAGACGCTGTGGCACCCGCTGGTGGTGATTGTGGATGAGGCGCACGTTTACTGCCCTGAGAAGGGGGCGGGAGAATCTGAGGCGTCGGATGCGATGATCGGGATGGCAACGCGAGGAAGAAAGCGTGGCTACTGTCTCGTGGCAGCTACGCAGCGATTGGGTAAATTCCGCAAGGATGCCGCGTCTGAACTCTTGAACGTTGGCATCGGCGGCACGTTCATTGATATCGACCGAAAGCGCGCCGCTGACGCGCTGGGAGTTTACGGCAACGAAGTGCACCCCTTCTTCGATGAAATCAGGATGTTGGAGAAAGGCAAGTTTTACTTTCTAGGCCCTGCGATTTCTACAGAACGAGTGCTAGTTACCGTAGGGCCGATCCAGACTACGCATCCCGAGGCTGGGAGTTCCAAGCACGCTGGCGAACCGCCTCCTACCCCGGAGAAGATTAAGGCTCTGCTGCCCAGTCTGGCTGATCTACCGAAAGAAGCGGAGGAAAAAGCCAAGAGCATCGCTGATCTGCAAAGACAAGTGCGCGAACTTAAGGGGGAATTGTCCAAACGCCCCACCGAAGTGAAGCAGGTTGTTGAGGAAAGGCGCGTAGAGGTTCCAATGTTACAGCCTGAGCAGATTGCCGCGCTGGGTGAGTCGGTAAAAGAGCTTAAGCAGGCTGCGGGAGTAATTGAAGCAGCATTGGCAAGCGTGCGCCGAATGCCCGTCGCCGCACTCCCGCCACGCGTGGTTCCGACTCCGGCTCCGCGAACCCGCGCGGTTGTCGCTTCATCAAACGGTGATTTGACTGGCCCAGAAACCAAAATTCTCAAGGCATTAGCCGAGCTTCTTTCTATCGGGAAGGAAACTCCGCCAAAGAACATGGTGGCTGCGTGGGCTGGGTACTCCCCCGTGGGCGGGGCCTTCGGTAATCCAATGGGAGCATTGCGAACCAAGGGCTACATCGACTATCCACAACCGGGAACTGTTGTGTTAACGGACGCAGGTCAAGAGGCAATCGGCACATTAGACCCGCCAGATCAGGACGAAATTTGGCGGCGGATCGAAAGCAGTTGCACAGGCCCAGAACAGAAGATTCTGCGGGCGCTAATCGACAACGCAGGGCAAGAGGAGATCGCCAAAGCGGACCTTGCGGAGAAAGCTGGCTACTCGCCTATCGGTGGGGCGTTTGGTAATCCCGTAGGCGCGCTCCGCACCAAGGGACTGTTGGATTATCCGCGCACCGGATTTGTAAAAGCAGCAGATTGGATATTCTTTTAAGGGAGGGGCAGCATGGCAGAAAAGACGCACGGAGTATCGCTAGAAGTCGAGCAAACGAAGAAAACCAAGGCTGTGGCGGAGGTCTACAGCGCAACGTTCCGCAGACCAACGGCAGGTGTGAAGATTGAATTCGAGACCCGCACGCTGCGTTTCAAGGCCGCATCCTGGTCCCGTGCTCTGGCCACGGCAAACCTTCAGTTGCTGCCGGGAGAGCGGCTGTTCGCGCTGGAGTTGGCAGAGTGAAACCATGAGAAAACAATTTGAACTCGCGGATCAGAGCAGTTGCCTCAACCGGGCCCAGAACAACGAAATGTTATTTGTCCTTCGGGGCCATGACTGTTGTGCCCCTGAAACGATTCGGGAATGGTGTTGGAAACGCATTCTTCGCGGCAATAACAAGTTGGAGGACAAACAGATTCAAGAGGCTCTGGCCGCTGCCGACATCATGGAACGTGAACGCTAGGGTTCCGAGTGAATACGGAACCTGCCTTGTAAAAATAGTTTGACTTTGGACTGCGGTTTTGGTTATGCTTATGGCGCGAGACAATTTGGAGCGGGTGGCCCGTTGGTTTAATCCTTCGCCGGGTCACCAACACCACCCAATCCTTCTCGTGAACGACCCGGCGAATGCAAGACCATTCTCAAAACAATTCGAGTTTGACCTCATGCGCTGGGATACCTACGTCTGTCTCCCTCGTTTGAGGGCGGTTGCTTCGCGGCACAGCTTGCTACCGGGAAAAAACGGGCCGCTGCTATACGTAAACTCCGCCAAGGTCGGAGAAGAGAAGGTAAGGCTCGGTGAGGGAGCAATGGGCTGGTGCCGAAAGGATAAACTCCAGCGATTCCGCTTTTACCTCCCACGCTATTTGGCAGCTTACCCGGTACCTGCCTTCTCAAGACGAACTGACAGACATGACTGTGTAATGGGGCTGGACTCCTAAAGCCAATACTAGAAGCGGTGTCTCTAAAATGAGAATTTACAGCGAAGTTGAATTAAATCTTCCCCCGAAATGGTTCACTGGCAAAGAATGGGACGACGGAACAGCGGAGTGTTTCCACCAGCAGGAATACAAGGCGGCGACGGAAAAGGCGCACTCGCTGAGAAAACAAGCGCACTCACACAAAAGCGCCCACAAGTTACAGCAGAAGAATTTTGAGAGATTGGCGTTCGATGACAATAAAGGTCTATCGCCGATGGAAATTTGTCGCCGCGCCATGAGGAAACTATGAGCCTCGAATCCGACTTAATCACGATTTACGATGCCTACCCCCGAAAGGTCGCCCGTCGTGCAGCACTCCTTGAAATAGAACGCGCCCTCAGACGTTTAGTGGCGGGCGAGACAGGCCCTCGAATGACGCATAATGAAGCCGTGACCGGATTGTTGCAGGCCACAGCGTTATTCGCTAGAAGTCCTGCAGGACAGAGAAAGCACTTCACTCCTCATCCTACCTCTTGGTATCACCAAAGCCGCTACCTCGATTCGCCGGGAGAATGGTTCCATGATGACAAGCCCAAAACCTTCGCAGAGCTTAACGACAGTGCAACCGATGCGGCCTTTGCCAGAGCAAGACAGAATCGATGCGGCGCTCCGGCAAATGGCGATACGATTAGACCGAGTTTTAACCGAGCCAATCATCAACCAGTGGCACAGCGATCTCTCCCGAGTTCCCATAGCGGGGATTGAGTATGCGGCAGACTGGTGCGGACGGAACCTGAAGCGCTGGCCCAAGTTGAGCGAGTTCTTTGAGGCCGTAAACGCCTGGATGGGGCAATGCGAACAGAGTGCAGGTCCAGCGGTGCCAAGCCGTGAGGAAATCGCTAGACGGCGAGATGAGTTTCAGGCCTGGTATCGTGACCCCGAAGCTGCTCCGTTCCGGGCTATGGTTGCAGAACTCGACAAGAAGATGCTGGCAGGTAGGCCCAGACTTTATACGCAAGAAGAGCTGGAGCGGTTTCGGAGGAAGAAGTGAGCGAACTTGTATGGACGCCTCTAAGTCTCAACAAGTATTGGGTAGTTTGGTCGCTGAAAGCGTGGCAAACCTCCGACAACGAAAGGGTAGACCCATATGAAAACCCTGCATTTAGTTCCGTCGTTGCCCCGAAAGTGTACCGCTGTCGTGTGGCAAACAAGGCTGGGCAAGAAGTTTCCAGTTCTCTGCGGGAGAAAGAACTGCGGCGGGCATGGCGAAGGAAAGCGTGAGGAAGCGAGGCTGGCATGATTAGCGGCGGCTGGTACATCGGGCAGCAGATTGTAGGCGAGCATCCGTGCTCGTTTCCGGGCTGGCGGCATGTACTTCTGAAAGATGAGAATGGCCACGTGGCATGGCGGGACGTGCGCAAGGAATGGGTAAGATGAAGTTCATCTGCGGCATCCACGAAACAAACAAGAGGGTCGGCGGAGGACCAGCGAAAGAACCGCAGTGCAAGGCAGAGTTCGACAGTCTTGAAATGCTAATTTGGCATATCGAGAATGAGCACTGGACGGCGCTGGGGCAAGGACGCAGGAAATGAAGCCATATTACGGACCTCACGCGGGGATTACGATCTACCACGGATGAAAGGCTCATAAAAATGTTAATTCATGATGGGTTTACAAAAGATGCGGAGTCGGTGGAGGAATCTAAATACAGTCGTAGACTGTGGATCATTGAATGGAGTTTCACAGGGAAGAATTCCTGGTACCCCGTGCATCGAAAACAATTCTACAGTCGCCACTTAGCCGAAGCATACCCAAAACGGAGAGGTTTCGACTACAGAATTGTTGAATATACACTTACGGCAATACTCGACTTTTCGGGTCAGCGATGAAGCTCTTTTGCGGCGGCTGCGAGCAGGAGAAGTTTGCAGGCTTATTCTCCGAGTCGCAGCGTAAATGCAAGCAGGACTCACAAAGGCGTTGTTTACGATGTGTGAGCGAGAGGTCAAGGCAGGCGAGGAGTAAGGTAAGGCCTGCAAATGTGGGCGAGAGTTGGAGCAACAGCAATCAGTTCTTTTTCGGGAGGGAAAGATGAGCGGAATAAGTTTCGAGCGAGTGGGAAAGTATGTGCGATCCGTCTACAAGCAGGACGACGGGAGGACTATTTTGGCCGACGAATGCCGCTGCATCGTAGACTTTGGCGGTGGTTATTCCGTGGATAATCGCCGGAGTTTAAGTGTTAAGCGAACGGCAGAGTGCCCTATCGATGAGCATAAAGCGCAAGCCAACTCCTAACCGTGGAGCAGGCACGACCGCGAAGACGACGAAGGGTTACCTCCGCGTCACCGCTGGGCCTTGCCGCCATGAGTACGTTCACCGGATCGTTGCCGCTGCAATACTGGGCCGGGAGCTAACGAAAGACGAGCAGGTCCACCATCGTGACGGCTGCAAGCTAGACCAGCGACACTGGAACCTGCTGATTGTTGGGGAACGTGATCACGGCTGGGTGTCGGCAAAGCAGGCTTACTACATGCAGAACATCAAAGAAATCGCGGACAAGAAAGAGTGGGACGAGTTCATGGATGAGCAGGCGGCATTGCAAGCGCAGCAGATAGCAGTCGCCAAGAGTCGCGGCGTGCCGTGGCAAGCGGTTGATGGAGCGCTAGAACAAGCGTGGGAGGTAGAACAATGACCTATGGCACTGGGACCAGAAGTTACAATCGCTCCACGGAGGCTCGACAAAACAGTCTCGCTCAAAAGGAAGCGACCGCACGATATCTCGCAACCCCTCGGCAAGAAATTCTCTTAGGGCCAGAATGGTTAATGTGCCGTTGTGCTGGTCGCAGAGACGCGCATCCGGCGCACGGCATGGCGGAATTCATCAATTTCAGGCCGTGGTATCGGGTTGAGGCAGGAGACTGAATGCGAATCAAGAGTAAGAAGCCGATTAAACGCAAGAGCGCACACCAGAAACTTGTTGATGAAGCCGATGCCTGGGCCACAGCCATAGCCTTCAAGATTTATGGTGAACGCTGCATCTTGGCCCACATCCCGAACGTGCGGTGCGGAGGAGGGCTGCAAGGTGCCCACATTCTCAGAAAGGGCGGGATGTACGCCTCAATCCGTTATCACGAAGACAACCGCCTGCCGATCTGCCGCAACCATCACCTGTTTTGGGCGCATCTCTACGAACATGAGTTTTATCAATGGGTTGAAGTGACTTTTCCCGGCAGGATTGAACGACTGAAACAGATTGCGCGAGAGACATCGGCAAAGTTCGATATGAAGGAACTCATCTGCGTACTAAAGCACGAGTGGAAGAAGGAACCCGATCCGCCGGGCCGAGAGGTAAAGTACATGCCTATTCCCCCAGAATTGCCTTTCTAGCGCGAAGCCAGCACGACGGCCTTGGCAATCGCTACAATGGCCTGTCCGAGGGCGGAAATGGGGTTTGCAGCGATAATTCTGAAAGATGCGTGGTCGGGGCCATTGTTTTCCAGCAGCCTCCTAAGCCTCATAGTGGCGGAATCGAGCAAGACGCGCTCTTTCGGGTAGCGGAAGTCTAGGCGGGGAGTCATCGGCGACACACTTTATCCCAATCGGCCTGCGAAAGTCCTTCGGCACGAACGCGAATCTTGCCAGAGGTAACAGGGCATCTCGGCGATATTCGGGTATGAGAATCAATAATTGCTCTGGCCCCGCTGTAAACGTCTATGTCCTTGCGCATTCTAGTTCTTCCGATAGAGTTGCACGCTTCACAAAACCATTCTTGCGTCATTTCAGTTCCAATCCCTTTGCAGCACTTCCAGGTACTGCAAAATAACGGCATCGAGTTCCATGTCAGATTCCAGCGGTTCTTGCGGTACGGCCCTCAGGGCTTGCTGCCACGAATAAGCGGAGGCATCCGAAACTGCGCTTACTATCATGCACATGGCATAGCCTCGGGCCTCGTCAAGTGGCGTGAGTTCGGAGGGGAAGAAATGGGCGATCACAGATGCCTCCCTAATCCCAAGATGTACAGCACCACCAGAGCCCACAGAATAAGCAGGGCGCGAATCGGCCACGACAATGGGTCAGTGCGCCTCACCTTTGAATTCCGCCCCAAGGCCAAGTCCAAGCGTGAGTCGGGCAACAAAATGAGTTGGGTCGAATTCCGCTCTCGTAATGCTTGATCTGATCCCTTCTTTCCATTGCACGAATCGCTCTATTGACGCAGCGCTTACCGACATTGACGGCTAGTTTAGAAGAAACAATGGCGATGCAGCGGTCCTTGTCGGGGATTCTCACCATAGCCAATAGAGCCTCGCCCAGCAGTAAAGCACAATCAGGGCAATGAGAAGTGGTGCGCCCCAGCCCTTCATCGCAGCCACTCCCAAACAATCGCTGCGCACGCGGCCCAGCAGAAGAGGCTAAAGGCCAAACACTTCAAGCCGTAGGCGTTGAAGGCGATGACTCGGGGCTCAGGCTTTGGTTCCCAGGTTAGGCTCATGGCTGCACCCATTTCTGTATAGGCATGGGCACTTCCATGAGTGCTTCTACATAAGCCCTCCCTTTTGCCGTGGTGATCCAATTGCCCGCCGAGGTTTTTTGTATCATTCCATCGCGCTCCAGTTCTTCTAGCGTAGTCGATGAAATGTCCGGCTTTGGAATTGTATGGGCGTCAATAATTGCCCGAATGTAGTACGGTGCAATGCTCATGCCTCCCCCTTTTCTTCCCACTGCTCCTTAAAGTCTGCGATGGCTTCCTGCTCGGTTGCGCCAAAGCCGATAATCCCGCCCGGTTCTTCGCCGTCGCTCGGTTCGTAGGTGTCATCGTCGTAGGCGCACCAATCGAATTCGCGAATAGGAATAGCGGGATAGACGTGCTCAGTAACAATTTTCATGCCTTCCCCTTTCTTGCCGCCATCTCGGCATCGGACCTCAATTCGTGCACGCGGTTTCCATGCCAATCTCTATCCCCCGGCCAATCGCTATGAAATACATATTTGTCTAGTACTGCAAGGAGTTCTTCCTTGTGAATGGGGCAATCCACGATATTGTCAACGGGAATAGCCTTTGTAGCGGCACGGCATTGGTCGGGAAGATCGTTCAAAACAAGCGGCGTCATGCAAATAGATTCGCCCTCGTGGACCGCGACGAACATCGTAGACATTCGATCGTTGCATTCAATAATGATGAAGCGCTTCATTTTCAATTCTCCCTCGGCTGGCAACGATTGACCAGCCATGAATCCAGGCCTTCCCGCAAAACGCGCTTGTTGCGATCTTCCGGCGTCTCAACGAGCGTCTTAACCACGGCGTCCCGCGCGATCTTATGAACTTCGTTGGTTTCTGTGCTCATTAGGCGTCCTTCACTTGTCTGACATGCTTATTAAATCCAGCTCGTAGCTTGGCAGCACGCACCATTGCATTCGTGGCTGGAGAATAGAAATTCCATTTGCCGCAAGAGCATTCCGAATGATGGTAGCCTTGTCGTTTCGCCGCATCTAAGTAAAAGTCGATTCGCCTATGTTCCGATTCGATCATAATCCCTTCGCTTTCTTGAGTGCGGCCTCAGCTAACGCTATTGCTTTACGGGCTTGACATCCGGGGCAATCGTCGCCGTGTCCCATCCGGCATTTTGGATAATCGAGCAGCGGCAATGCGGCTTCGAGTGCGGCGTAGAGTTCTGGAAAAGTCTTTTCATAATGCTCAAGTCGCGGCCGTTCGCGGTTCAATGCACGAATTCTTGCTTGCGTCATTTTGTTTCCTCTCCTTGTGGCGCGGAGCCGTGAGCTACACGGCGCTGTATAAACGTCCAAAACTCCCCTTTGCACGCCCTGCACAAATCCCTTTCCGTGGTTGAAGGGATGCTATTCTCAATGAATGGGCGCTCGTAGTACGAGATGGCAAGCCAATCGTGAGGCAGGAGGCGAATGTTACCCTCTAGTGTGGTTCGCGATCCGCAGCGATCACAGCGGCGCTCAGTGCTCATAACTGTGTTTTCCTTTCGTCCCCCAACCGTCCAGCCTTTCAATCTCTTCGACTCGACTAGTGTTTACGGCTTTTCGCTCAATCGAGCAACTGCGTCATTTTTCATCCCCTCCCGAGTGTGTCTCTACGGCAAGGTCATGCGCGTTTTCCACCAAACCGAGTATTCGGCACACCATTCAGCGATGTCCTCGTAGCTGTTGAAGTGTTCTGGCAACTGAGGCGCATTTAGTAGCTTTTGCCGAGTGCGATCATATTGCTCATCATCCTTGATCTGCTTGGTGATCATCCAGTCTTCAAATGTGGTCATTTCACGCCTCGCAGCCAAACCAACGTAAACGCAATACCGAATAAGAACGCCACAAACTGCCATGTTTCACAACTCACGAACATTCTCCCTCTGGATCGTCGAGGTCATTTTCGCCTGATCCGAACGTGCCGCTCTTTGTGGGATACATACCCAATGCGTTACGCATACTTCGACGCGCCGACGCTCCGCACGCGCGGAGACGCACGTACAGAGCCTATTGGAAACGGGCGTCACCCATCTCCTTCAATTGCGCCCGCAATTCTGGCGACTCGAAAAGAATCGAGCATCCACACCTAAATTCTGGGCAGTCCCACCAAGCGCCGCACCATCGTGTCTCAGGCGATTGACGGTCAAGCGGACGTGGAACCATTCCAACGTTGTGAGAGGGGCAGTGGACTGCTACAAGGGCGGTTTCCATCGCTCACCGCCCCACTCTCTGGATGCTGTCGAGTCGCAGCGTGTCGATAATGTCGGCAACGGCTATCTGATCGGCAACTTGCTGGATGCTAAATACCTCGTGGGAATTAAACGGATCGTGCCGCGCAATCATCGCGCACATTGCACCGTCATGCCCAATCGCTCGATAATCTTCAGTTCTTTGCGTCATTTTTGCCTCCCGAGTGTGACGCGTCCTAACAAGATACCAGCGCAGTACCTTTGGGCCGCCGATTTTTAGCCTGATCCATCCATGAAGCCCAGCGGCAATTGGATGGCTCGTAATTTCCATCATTGTCGATGCGCTCCAAAGTGAATCCTTTCGGCTTTGGTCCCATATCTTCCCGGAATGCGTCAAAGGACTTTAGCCATCTTTCGCAAACCGTAATTCCCCGCGCTCCATAATATTTGTAACCACGATTGCGCGGATTGTAGCAGCGACCCTTCATATCTTTCCAAGTCGAGTACAAAGGCACCCCTTGGATCGTGTCGATTTGCTTTCTGGTACAAGGTTTGCAGCGTAGCCATCTCTTGGCGTTTTGATACGTCTCAGTAGAGCCACAATGTTTGCAAACCCAAACCATGCGAAGAATATACACAATTCCCCCAAAACGTGCAAGCACTATCTTCGTCTTGTTTTCAACGAGTTGCGCTGTGGATATTTTTGCCTTGCACGAATTGTGCGGAATGTGATACGGTATTTTCATCGGCGGGAACGTCGAGAGACATTCCACAAACAGAGCGGCCTGTAAGACTGAGGAGAAACTGACGGACATTTCGCACCCGAGGCGGCTGAGAGTAAAGGGTGCCGACACGGATTCGAAAGGGGCTGTGGCCTTGAATCCGGCGAAACGGGAATTCAAGTCTCAGGCGGTTCTCCAGAGGATAGGCCAATCGCACACAGCGCAAGGTCCAGCGAGGATCACACCGCAGCATTCTCGCTGGTTTGACTGCTATGTACCACAAAACACCAGACGGCTATCTCAAATGCGAATGTGGGCATAAGTGGTTTCCGCGCAAGAACGCGCCTGAGCCTAAACGCTGCCGCAAATGTGGCGCACCCGCAACGATCAGCAAGCGAGAAAAAGCTGGTAACCCTAACTGGACAAAGCCTTTGCACTCGGCGGCTGTCGTTTAATTGGACAAGAGCTTATGAACAAGTGGCGCAAGCCGCAAAGGCTGTGTAGGCAGGGAAACCGAGCCTATCATGGTGAGCCTTAAACAAATGCCTACCATCCGGTGCGCGACCGTAGCGCGGAAAGCAGGCGACGGGTTGTATCCACGGGGGACAAAGCCCTAGTACCGGAGGCTCACCATTCCAAATTTTGCGGTCTCTGCGGTGAAAACGGCATTCAGGAGTTAGCTTTTCCGGCATGGAGGATTGAGGCGAAAACAGCTGAAGATGCGCAGAGTATTGAAACGGCTGACGGGTTAAGGAGGTGGTTGCGGTCTCGATCCTGCCCAATCATACGCGCATCGTTGAGACAAGCGGAGTGTATGGGCCTGTCTGGCGAGGAAACTTATGCGAGACTAGCCTACCATGCGCTCGTTGCATTGGAGAAAATGGGTAATAATATACTCTCCTGAATGGAGATGAAAATGGAAGATAAAGAGGCCGTGACATGGCTAACAGTTTGGCTTCACTTGGCCGGGGAGAGTTTTTCCAAGATTGTGAGAGTATCCCCGTTTGGGAGAGTGAGGCGCAAGCCAGACCCGACTGCCGGGTCGGGCGAAACCGTCGCATCTGAGTATTCGCACTTGGAGCTAGTGATCCCAAGGAATGACACATGCGTTAAATTCTCGGATGCGGGCTTATATAGGGATTCAGTTGTAAAAACTAGCCCAAGGTCGCCTGTAAAACTGTTGGCGAAACCAGTCAGCTTGAGCCGCACAGATTTGTCTGCCGATACGAACCAAACGATTACCGGAACATGCTCCGTAACCCATTTGTGCAGCACTAAATCAGCATCGCTTGAAGAAATAATGTTGGCGCTCATGACGGAATCCCTCGGGGAGCGAGAGGCGATTCATTGGTGTAAAGAGTTGGGGTTCCTTGCATAGCGGCGCGAATTATACTTTCATTCAGCGCGGCAATTATCGTTTTTGTTTGACTCTTGCAAGAAGACTATATGCGGCACCTGAACACTTGTTGCGCCCCTCGGCAATTTTCAAAATAAACTTGCTTTGCAGTCCTCGTCTGTGGTAAATCTTTGCGTGTAGCCAGCCGGATGGGGCTTGTCGAGTTCTGCATCCGTTCGCAATTCAATGCCTATCTGCGTCTCAAAATGATTGGATTGGAATTAAAAGACGGGGAACCCGAAACCCTGCGGGACGCAACGCGGGAATTAAGCGACATTATTACCCAGCGTGGGTGGGACCTTAGCGCCTATACCTTCATGGCGCTAAACGTTTATGACCCTGTTCAAAAGAGAAACGTCAGGCGGCTAGAAGCCACCACGAAGCCATTTCACCACGGCGTTTTGGTATAAACCTCGGAATCCATGACAATAGGCGTTCTTGAGCATTACCAGTCCCTTTCTGATCAGCCCAAGCATTTTGTGAGCGGCACCAAAGCTCGGCGCTTAGTCAGTAAGTTGTGCGTAGCTGTGAGACTCGCTAAGGATCGCATCAAGTTGACCGTGGCGCATTCGTGGTCAATCGTGAAGCTCTGGCTGAAAGGGATTGATCCTGAGCGCGAAGCAAGATCGGCGAAGATGTTGGAGAACGAGCGCATCCAAGCAGCGCAAAGGCTTAAGAATAAGCGCGATAACCCCGAGGGGGCGCAGTTTGGATTCTCGCGGTGGCCTTCACCGGATTTGAGGAGCTTATGAGCGATAGCTTCGTGTTTCTGTGTAACGCCTGCAGTAAAAATCAATGCGATTGTATGGTCACTGAGTCTATCCCCGAGCGGAACATCTGGGCCGGCGACACGTATCATCAACGCTGTGTGCCTTCTGGCGTGAAATTTTGCGCACCAAATCAAGTCATTGCACTCGGAACAACTCAGCAAGTTTCATCTCACGGAATTATGTTTTGATGCTTACCGCTAAGCCAGTCTGTACCGTGGAAATTCCCGTAGGTTCCTATCTCGGCGAATCATGGACCTTCGTATATACGCACATCATGATAGCGGCGGTATTTCGCAACGGGCTTAATTGTTGGTGTATCCCTATTGGTAAACGACCCCTGACTTCCGAAGAGTTTTATGCGTACCGCTGACACAATCGCAAATGGCTAAAGCAGAAACAGGTTTCAAGCAGCGGCGGACTCGCTTCGTCAAAGAATACCTGCTCGATCAGAACGCAACTCGGGCTGCGAAGGAAGCAGGATACAGCGAAAAAACGGCTTATTCTCAAGGGCAAAGGTTGTTGAAGGATGCTGAAATCAGCGCCGCGATTGAATCCGAGAATGAGCGCATCAATTCCAAGCTCGATCTTACGCTTGAGCGCGTGCGGCAAGAGATTGCACGACTTTGCTACTACGATCCCCGTAAATACTGGAATCCAGACGGCTCCGCGAAGCCCTTGACTGAGCTTGACGAGGACTCGGCGCGGGCTATTTCTGGCTTCGAGATGGCAGAACTGTTCTCTGGCAGCGGGGAGGAGCGGGCGGCGGTCGGGTACATCAAGAAGTTCAAATTGGCCGATAAAACTCGGGCGTTGGAGCTGGCCTCCCGGCATCTCGGGGCCTTGCGTGATCGTGTAGAAGTTACAGATACTAACCTGATTCTACAACGGTTAGCTGCTGGCAGGGAGAGAATTGCCCGTTCTTGAAGTAAGCCCAGATGTGCAAATAGCTGAGTTTTTGGCGGAGTGCTATGCCGATCCGTTGAGGTATGTCTTGGGGGCATATCCTTGGGGTTTACCGGGCCCCCTCCAGGATGAATTGGGTCCAGATGAAGTCCAGATTGAGTTCCTGAATTCCCTTGGCGAAGAGGTTCGTAAGCGCAAGTTTGACGGCCGCACGCCTGTAATGCCCATCCAGATGGCTGAATCTTCAGGCCACGGTACCGGCAAGAGCGTCCAAGGTGCATGGATAGCGAACTGGATTTCTCAGACTCGGCCAAACAGCATAGGAACTGTAACTGCCGGCACTTTCAAGCAGTTAGACGAGAGGACGTGGGCTGCAATTCAGGCATGGACGAAGATGTCGATAGCCGCCCACTGGTTTGACATCCAAGCTGGCGGAATCTACCATAAACAGTTTCCCGACACATGGAAGATTCAGGCGCAGACTTCAAAAGAAGAAAATGCGCAAAGCTTTGCAGGTCAACACGCTAGGACTAGCACTTCATGGTATCTGTTTGATGAGGCATCCGAAGTTCCTGATAAGGTTTTCCACACGGCTTACGGCGGATTGACGGACGGCGAGCCAATGATGTTCGTATGGGGCCAACCAGTCAGGAATACTGGCGAGTTTTACCGCATCTGCTTCGGCGATCTGGCTCCTCGCTGGAATCATCGTACAGTTGACAGTCGCAAGTCTAGGTTTACCAATAAATCCCTTATCCAGCAGTGGATTAGCGACTACGGCGAGACATCCGATTTCGTTAAGGTGCGCGTGTTTGGCCTGCCTCCTTCTGCTTCTGAGTTGCAGTACATCGACAAGGCCCGAGTAGATGCGGCACGAAAACGCAAGCAAGTAGCGATGCCGGATGAGCCGATCATCGCAGGGTTTGACGTTAGTGGTGGAGGTAAGGCTTGGAATGTCATACGCTTCCGAAAAGGACTTGATGGAAACCTTACAGACCTTAAGCCAATCCGGATACCCGGAGAGCACGATCCTGACCGAAGTCAACGGGTGGGGTTGTGCGCAGAGCTGCTTCGAGATCAGAGGCCGGGACATAAGCTAGCCGCGCTGTTCATTGACTCTGCCTTTGGTGCACCTATCGCTGTGAGACTAAAGGCTCTAGGGTTCACGAATGTATTCGAAGTGAACTTTGGGGCTGCCTCGCCTGATCCGCACTTCCTGAACATGCGCGCCTACATGTACGGCAAGTGTAAGGAATGGCTAAACTTAGGCGGATTGCCAGATGATGAAAACCTGTGCTCACAACTTTGTCTTCCGGGCTATCACATCAACAATTCCGGCAAGCTTGTGATTGAGTCCAAGGCCGACATTCAGGCGCGTGGAGAGGCCTCGCCAGACGATGCTGATGCCTTTTGCCTCACATGGGCGCAAACTGTGGCGATTCCTAAGCGAAAGCCGAGCTATAGCGGAGGCGCGCACACAGCATGGTCATGAGCGACTTCTGGAAAGGATTCGTCGTCGGCGCTGGACTGGTCTTAGTGGCAGGGTTTGTGATTTGGATGGTGACGGCGTGAACTTGACTGCAGCAGGTAACCTAGGTAACCTAAGTTACCATGAACGTAAAAGGGATTCAGGGTGGCTTGCTCAGTCGAGCGAAGGCAGATGCAATCTTGCGCGGTCAAACTCTTACGGAATGGGTAATGACGGCGATGGAGGCGAGGCTTGAAAAAGCTGACGATAGCGGATTGCGTACTAGCGAACCTCGAGAAGTGCTATCAAAATCTGATGAGCGAACCGAACCAGTCGCTCACCGACCTGATGTTACTGGCCGTGATGAAGCGGCAGATTCAGGAACTCCGCTCTGCCCCGATGACGGAGACCCATTAGTTTGGAACAGAGTTCTAAGTCGATGGATGTGCGCGTGCGGTTACCAAGGAAAAGTCCAAAAGCGTTAGACTCCCGCCTTCCGGCCCACTACTCCAAACCTGCAAAACTGAGCGAGGCCCGCACCGAATCGGTTGAGCGCACATGGTCGGAGTCAGACGAATGATTCCCATGATGCCCAACATGCCGATGTCCAATGCCTTCGCTCAAGGTATGAGGCCGCAAGCCCCGATCCAAGCACCCTATCTTGGGCCTATGCAACCTCCGCAGACGTTTGGTGGCCAGCCACCGATGGCACAGCCCGGACAGCCAATTCAGCAGCCCGTTGCACCAATTCAGGGCAGGTTTAACCCTCCGCCGCAACAGGCCGCGAATGCCTATGCGGGGATGTTTGGTCCGCGACCGCAAATGAGTTTCTAGCATGGCAAAATTAACGAGTGAAGCGCGGAACAATCTCAGTAATTCGGTATTCGCCTTACCGGGCAGAAGATTTCCGATTCCTGATCGCTCCCATGCCGCCAATGCGAAAGCTAGGGCGACACAAGGCGTCAAGGCAGGAACATTGTCACCTTCTCAGGCTGCGACCGTTCGACGCAAGGCAAACGCGAAACTTCGCAAAGGATAAACATCATGGCAGTCAACCCATCCACTCCGCTCAAGAATTTCGGAACTTTCACCGCTGCCGCAGCCGCGCAACTACTTGCCTTGTTTGGAACGTATTACTCAACGTTTGCGGCTGGCGTTGTGGCTGGCACCATTCCAGCCAACGTACTGACTGGGGCGCTCGACGTGTTCTTGGCGTCTGCGGCTACCACGCCGGGAAATCAGACCACCCGAACTGCCGCGCAGTTGTGGGCCGACGCCGTAGCGCAGTTTGGAACATTCCTGACGGACCCGGCAATTCAAACCAATGGCCTGCAATACACGCTGTCAATAGCCCAGACGGGCGCGGGGACGTTTACTTTGGTGGGCGGGACCGGGGTGACGATTGTAGGGACGGCAACGATTGCCCAGAACGCCATCGCGCAGTATATCGTTAATCTCACACCAAACGCGGCAACCTTTACCTACATCGGCGTATAGGAGGCTTTTATGGCAGGACTGAACATGCGGGCAGAGACGATGGCGAAGTCCAAGAAGCCGAAGAAAGAACTCGATCACATCAAAGTCGCCGAAGCCGAGAATGGCGGGACGACCGCTTACCACCATCACACTCAAGAATTCGAACACCCTCCCGAAGGCCCGCACATCTTCCCGAAGGGAGAGCCTGTGCCCGTGCAGGAGGGGCACTTGTTCCACCACCTCGCGCAGCATTTGAACATCCCACACGAAGTTATGGGCAAAGAACATGAAGGGGACGAAGGCGAGATGGAAGAGGAAGAGATGGAGAAAGAGTGATGGAACCTCGTGTTGCCGAGATGCTGTCGGATATGGGGGTGTCGCTGATTGACCCGGCTCCGCAATTGGCGGCGATGATTAGCTCTCTTACGCAGTTCAAGACTTTGCTACGCTCCAATCCTCCAACGAAGAGGCGGAAGGCATACGAGGCGTTGAGTCCCCATCTTTCCTTTGAGGTCCCAGCCTACGAATTACTTTGGGAATCGACGCGAAACCGAAAGAAGAGACTAAAGCGCAAAGTGGCCCAATGTGGATGAGCGGCCCGCAAAAGACAAACTCGATCATGCCAAAGTCGATTACGAATCTCCGTCCCAACACAAAGGTGAGCGCTGTGCCCGTTGCGTGCACTTCATCTTCGGATCGCCGCCGAAATGTCAGGCCGTGAAGTCGCCGGTAGACTGGGCAGCGTGGTGCAAGTGGTATTCCGCTAGACAATGACTCCGTGGACTCCAGAAGATGGCCCTACCCGGCACACGAAGAAGGCCAGCACCCCTAAGAAACGCAGGCAATGGGCCGATGTTGCCAATGGAGTCCTAGCAAAGACTGGGAACGAAGGCCGTGCAGTCCGTGAGGCCAATGCCGTAGTAGGCCGCAGGCGCAAAGGATCAAAGATCACCACCAAGACATCTGGATACAACTGGCGCGATGGCCGATGATTACAGTCCCGACGAGCGGGATGATGGAGAAGTTACAGAAGATGATGAACTTCTCGAAGAAATTCGCGAGAACTTTGAAACCGCCCATGAATCATTCGAGCCCACGATGGCTGAGGGCGATAAAGACATTCAGTTCGTTCTGAATGATGGCTGGCCAGAAGCGGAGAAAGCCTTACGTCGCAAATCTGGGTCAGAACGGCCAATGATTTCCTGCGATCAGCTCAACCAATACACAAATCTAGTGATCAACGAAGTCAGGCAGCATCCGCGCCAGATTAAAGTTTCTCCAGCTGGGTACGGAGCGACGGCGAAGCTCGCAGAGATTAGAGAAAACAGATTGAGGGCGATTCAGTACCGCTCCGATGCACAAGCGGCATATCTCACGGCAATGGAGAATGCCTGCCAGAGAAGTTACGGCTATGCGAGAGTCATTCTTCGATACGTTTCCGAGTCCAGCACGGATCAAGAAATCATCATCCAGCGGATACCAAATCCGAACGCGGTATTGTTCGATCCGGCCTGCAAGGAGATTGATTGCTCTGACGCCGATTTCTGTTTTGTACTGGAAACCTTCACGAAGAAGGAGTTCAAACGTCGCTGGCCAACAGCAAAGATTACTGACTTTGACGCGACATTCTCAACCGATTACCCGTTGTGGATCAAGGACAAGCATATCCAGGTAGCGGAATACTGGAAGGTTCACAAAACACCGGATGTCGTGTACGTGATGGATATGGGTGAAGGTCAACAGCGCTCGGAATTAAAGTCGAAACTCGAAGAACGCGGAGGCGGGATAGACGAAACTGGCAAGTTCGTAGTGTATCCAGCCACGGATGAGCACGAAGAACTCAAGCGCCCTCTGATCACCCAAAGAGATACGCAGATTTCCAAGATCGTGCAGTACATCACGAATGGCATAGAGATTTTGGAGCGCAATGAGTGGATCGGGAAGTGGATTCCGATAGTTCCCTTGTTTGGGAAGGAAGTTTACAGTTCGGATGCTGGGCGGTCGCGCAAAGTCTTGATGTCTTTGATACGGAATGCCCGTGAACCGCAGATGGCTTTCAACTATTTCATGACGACGGCGCTTGAATCTGTAGGTCAGGTGCCGCGCTCAACCAACCAGATTCTCGAAGGCAGCATAGACGGATACGAAAAGGACTGGCAGGAAGCGCACCATATTCCAAAGGCGTGGTTGACTTACAAAGCAGTACAGTTGCCGGATGGAAGTTACTCAGCCCAACCGCCAACTAAAACCCCATTTGATCCTCCCCTCCAAAACCTGATGATCGGCGTTGAATCGTTTCTTCGGGCCATTCAATCTTCTGTGGGAATGTACAACACTTCGGTCGGAAAAACCGATGCGAATGTGCAGTCCGGCGTGGCGATCAAGCAACTTGATGCACAGTCTGATCAAGGAGCATTCCACTTCATCGACAACTACAATCATCGCTTCCTTGGAGCTATAGGGCGAATCTGCAACGATCTCATCACGAAGGTGGACGCTGGGCCGCGAGAAGTAATGATTCGCACGAAGGACAACAAGGATAAGCTGGTTTGGGTCAACAAGCCGTATGTTGATGATGATGGCACCCAGCAGCATCACGACATGACGCTTGGCGAGTACGACATCACGATTGGCGTGGAGGCGACGGCGGATTCGCAGAGAGAAGCGGCGAGTGATTTTCTTGAGACGTTTATCTCGGAAATTCCAAATATGGGCTTCGATCCTGCCACAACCAAGGCCTTACTGGCGCTGTCGATTGAACTGAAGCAACTCGGCCCCATTGCGGAACAGATGGTAAAGATTCTACAGCCGCCGCAAGGCGATCCAGCACAGATTCAGCAACAGGTACAGCAGTTGCAGGCGCAATTACAGCAACTTCAGACCGAGAATGCAGCTTTGCATGAAGATCGGGCGAAGCGAGTCCTTGAGCAGCAGACGAAATTGCAGCTTAAGCAGATGGAGATTCAATCTGACGGAGAATCGGACGCCGCCGCCCATGTGAGCGCTCAAAGACTGGCAGAATTGCAGGTTTGGGCGAAGATCATTGTTGCCGAGATGCAAAAGCAATCACGGTCAACGGATCAGATTGCGGAACAGGATGCCTCGCGGATTGAGCAAATCATTGGGCAAGCGCACGAAGTTGGATTACAGAAGGATCAGCAGGAACATGAACGGGCTCAGGCGCAGACGGCAGCCGCTAACGCTCAGTTGTCACAGGCTTCGGATCAAGCTCAGGAACAGACTTTAGCGGCACAGAATCAGCCGCAACCAGAGGAAAACCAATGAAGTATGCCTTTCTTTGCATGTGCTTGCTAGTGATGCTCGCGTCCTGTTCAAAGCCTCGAATGCACGGGCGTGTACTGGACGATCTGCGAGTAGATTTTGGCGAAGGAGTAAAGGGCACGTGCGTCTTTGACAATGAGCCGCATCCTGGCGATGACGTTACTGTTAACGATGACGGCAGATGCCACGCAAGGCCGCAAGGGAAATGAGAGCGCGTGCGAGGACGTGAATGGCCATGTCACATTCCTTTGGACTCGGAGCCTCGGGCAGAAGGAAAAACTGTTCTCGCGACTACGTGCGCCGCTGCAACACGAACTGCCTAAATGGTCTCACGCGCTCAATACGATTTTAGCACTGAAAGGTAAACAATGATTACCGAAACACCCGCCGTAGAAGTGGCCGCCCCGGCAGCGGTCGAAGAACAGGAAGTAAGCCTTCAGGAGCGTCTAAACAACGCTACGGAAGAAGAGTACGCAGCATGGGAAAAGGGCGGGGAGTTCCCGCCTATCAAACCGAAGGAAACGCCGAAAACGGAGACCCCGGCAGTCTCGAAAGAAGAAACGACATCTTCCGCAGCCAAGGTAGGAGAGACTACTGCCAAGGCTGAAACCGCCCCCGCCACGGAGCCGGGGAAACCGCAGAAGAAACGAGATGTGGATGGCCGAGTCGCTCAGTTGCTTAAAGAGCGAAAAGAGGCCGAGGAGAAATGGGACGCCCGTTTCAAAGAGCTTGAATCTCGTCTTGCCAAACCCGCAGAACCTAGCGCAAAGCCCGAGTCGTCCTCGGCAGCGGAAACTAAGGCCACCGATCCCGAGCCGGAACTTGGTGGAAATAATCCTAAGACTGGAAAGCCATATCAAAGCGTAGCCGAATGGCAGAAAGAGCATACGGCATGGCTCCGAGCGCAAGTCATGGCGGAAGTCGAAGGAAAATTAACCAAGACCGAACAACAGCGCCAGCAGACGGAAGCAGAGCGGTTTCTCAATGAAGGATTGGCAACCAAGTTCGAAGTTGGACGGAAGAAATATCCCGATTTCGACAAGGTTGTCAGCAATCCCGATCTGTATCTGCCCCGAGGTTCTGCTGCCGATGTTTTCATCAGGAATTCTGAGAATGCTGCCGAAGTAGCGTATTACTTAGGCCAGCATCCCGAAATTCTTGAGGGTTTCTATCATGAACCGCAAGGAAAAGATCGAAAGAAGGGTGAATATGAAAACACCATTCATCCATCCTTGCAAATGATGGAACTCGCGAGGATCGAAGCGCGATTGACGGGAACAGTCCAAGCAACTCCACCTCCGAAACCTTCTGCCACAACGAAGCCTCTTCCTCCGCCACCTACAGTGCTCTCGGGAAAGAGTTCGCCATCGGGAGACCCTGCGGATGAAGCTGTTAAAAAACGGTCATTCTCCGACTTTGAAAAGATCGAGAATGATCGCGAACGTAAAGCGCGTAGGGCTGGAGTTCGCTGAAGGATAAACCGTGGCAGGTGAAAACGTATTTCAGTTTGTAGATTGGATCGGGTTCGAGATGCTGCGCCAACTCAAGAATAAGCTGGTTTGCGGCAAATATGCGAACCACGATTACGAGAAAGGATTCAAAGAAGACTTCGCGGTAGGCGATACCGTGCGCGTGCCTTTGCCGACTCGCTGGATTGTAACCAAAGGCATGGGTTTTCAGCCTCAGGCCATCACTGAAATGTTTGTGACCATTTCGGTGAATGAGCCGTTCAATGTTCATTTTCAATACGATTCCGTGGAAGAAGCGCTCAAGATGGGTAAGGGGCGCGCATATTTCAAGCGGCGTTACCTCGACCCCATCGTTACTCAGTTGGCGAATTACATTGATACGCGGTTCATCAACTTTGCCACGTTGAACGCTTCGAACATTGTCGGCCAGTTGGGTGTTGATCCCAGCAGCATGACGCCGTTCATGCAAGCAAGACAGAGACTGATTGAGCAAGGCACTGATCCTGACGCCGGAGGCCCGTGGGGAATGTTCCACCCGCCTGCGGTATCTACGTCTCTGGTGCCCGCTTACGCTTCGTATCTGAACCCCACTGGGGAAATCAGCGAACAGTATCGCGATGGGCAGATTGCCAGCCCTCATGCGAATGCGGAATGGCGTGAGTCTGTAAACCTGACCAGAATAACGGCAGGGACTCAGGCAGGAACCAATACCGTCAACGGAGCCAATCAGCAAGGGTCCCAGTTGACCATTACGGCCACTGCTGGAGACACCTACGCGGCTGGGGATATTTTCAGCATTGCTGGCGTAAACGCAGTGAACCCGCTCAACCGGAACAACATCTCCTCAACGCCGAAGCAGTTCGTTGTTTTGACGCCGATCACTTGCGTTGGCGGCGGTGTTGATGTGTTGAATATTTCGCCTCCACTCTTTCCTCCAGGATCGCAGTTCCAGAACGGTGATTCCGTGCCTTCCTCTGGCGCGGCAATGACTTCGTACCCCGGAACCACGGCTCCGAACGGGAAGACTTCCACTCAAGGCCTGCTGATCGCAAAAGACGCCTTCGCGCTTGTTGGCGTTCCTCTGGCCAATCCGAAGGCTTGCGAATGGGAGACTCGAGCGGAAGACCCAGACACCAAAATGTCCATTGCGATGTTCAAGATGATGGACCCTCAAACTCGGTCATGGATCGTTCGGGCAGACTGTCTCATGGGTTTTGGGGCGCTTCTGCCGGACAATGCCTGCTGCCGAATTGCTTGCGCGTAAGGGAGAAAACAACCAATGAAAATGCTTAAGAGAATCTTCTCAGTTGCGGTGTTTGCGGCTTTGGCTGTCTCCTCCTTCGCACAGATTCAAGGCGCGCAGACTCTTTCCACGACAACTCTTTCAACTGCCATTCCGACCCCGTTGACGTTTGGGATTGGGGGCAGCTCGCCCTACACTTCCAATGTCTGTCTGGCTTCACTCACGAATGTCTATGCCACGGTTTCTGTAGGCACGACCCTGTGGGTGGATACGGAAGCGATGGACGTGGTAACTAACTCGATTCCGCCTAGCGGGACGTGCATCCTCGTACAACGCGGATCACATGGAACCAAAGCGGAAGGTCATGCGTCAGGGAGAACCGTCTTTGTTGGACGCCCAAATCTCTATCAGGGCTTCGACGTGGCCGGGACTTGCTGGGCGAATGCCACGGGGAGCGCAACGCTTCCCAGCATCCTTCCGTGGATCAATCTCACGGATGGGAATCGCTACAACTGCAAATCTGATGGAAACTGGTACAAGTCTGGCGTAGGTTCAGCCTCTGGGGGCGAACGAAGCACGCCTGCGGCTTTCTGTACTGGGACTGTCGGTTCCGCAGCTACCGAATACCTCAATGGCGCGGCCTGCTCTGGCGCATCCACGGCAACTTTTAGTTGGATTGCAACCAGTTCGGGAGAGTTGGCAGACTTGTATGTCAACTCTTCGGCAGCGGTCGTTGGAGGCACCAGCAAGGATGTACTTACGCTGTACGTTAATGGCAGCGCAACCGCGTTGACTTGTACCATCGCGGCGGCGGGCACGACCTGCAGCGATACCACTCACGGGGTAGCAATCGTGGCGGGGAACGTTCTAACCTTCCAGTTCGTGACGGCTACTTCCGATACCGCAGCCAACATCTCGGCATCGGTGGCACTGTACGGTCAGTAAATTCATGGCGGGGCTTCGGCCCCGCTGTTTTTAAGGAGACCTATGGCAGCACACACATTCAACGCCTCGGAAATCGAACTTCGTCGAAAGCTTTTGCGCGAAGAACTCGATGCTCTGGAGGCGGAGAAACTCAAGAACCTCGGCAGTATGCAGGTGGTGGACTATCATCATCCTGAACGAAGTCCGGGATGGCCGATTTACAGACATCAGCCATTTCCGCAAATGCTTTATCACCCCACCATGAAAGATGAGTCAATCGAACAGCGAAGGCTCGGAATCAGGCGGCGCAATGAAGCGAATCCTCATCTTGCGCCGATGGACATTCCGCCTTCGGAGCCGTTGACTATAAAAGTCGCAGATGAAGCGGCCAAGAAACTGGCTTTGGCTGACGGGTACGTGGAGAATCCCCCAACTCGTCAACTGATCGACGCTAAATCTCCGCTGGAAGTCATTGGGAGGGCGGAAACCAATCCGCTGCTTGCAACACGCACAACTCTTTCTGTCAGCGACATCATCAAACTCAACCTCATGCCGAAAGAAGACCTGCTCAAAGAAGCGCGGGAGACTTACGGCCTAACCGTGGCAGATGAGGCATCGAAAGTTGAGATCATCACAGCCATTCAGGAAGGAGTGCTCCATGCCGCAAATGCTGCCTGATGGCGCAACAATTCTACCCACCGACATGAGCCGTATCGTCTCCGGTTTGGTGGAGTTGCGTAAAACCAAAAACGCCGGAACTTCGGTGACGGTGAGCGTAAATCTCAAGGTCCACTACGAGTATCCCAAGCACGTCACGGTGGACGGGAAACTTTTTACCGTGAACAACGCAATCGAGGAATCGAACGTAATGGCTGGCCGTAAACCGAATCATCGGCATCTTCCATTGCCCACGAAAGCCCGATTGGAGTTGATCGGCGCACGCCTGAAGAAGCTGGCCTAAGCCGTGGATTATCACATCTATTTCCACCTTGGCGCGGATGGCAAACTGGATCAGGCGCTTGAGTTGTTGAACAGAATCATAATCAACGAGGAGAAAATCATGTCTACGCAAGTCACAGCAACACAAGCTCTGGCCGATCTTACATCTGCGGTAACTTCGCTTCAGGGCAGCACTTCCGAACTCACAACCGCCGATCAAGCGCTTGACGCGGCGATTACAACCCTTTTGGCTGCTCAAGCCGCTGGAGCAGGGGTATCTCCCGCCGCCGTGGAAGCACTGGTTACTCAGTTGAATACGGCCTCGGCTGCATTAAAGCCTGTCGTTACCGATCTGGCTACCCAAACTACGAACATCACCGCCGCGACTCCAGCAACCATTACAGTTGCCGTTTCTCCCGCTACGGCTGGCCCTGTGGCTCAGGGATCAACGCAGCAGTTCACGGCGACAACCAACGATCCCGCTGGGGTTAGCTGGTCGGTAAGTCCTGCGACGGGCGGAACGATCTCCATGACCGGGCTTTACACACCGCCGACGACTCCGGGCGGCGCGGCCAGCGTGATCGCAACCAGCATCACCAACACCTCGGTTTTCGGAACCGCTACGGTAACCTACTAGCCTTTTCCCCGAATGGCGCATTTAGCGCTATGGCCTCAGAAGGGGAGCCGAGCAATCGGAACATCTGAGGCCATTTATTTCTTATGCCCATAACTCCGCCGCTTTCCGAAACCGCGATTGCTTATAGTTTTGAGGATATTGCCACGGATGCGGCGATTGAAGTGAACATCAGTGCGCCCGGTGAAATCGTTGATCCCGATGTCCTCCAGTGGATTTTCCGAAAGGGAAACTACATGCTCGACACGTGGGCGACTAGCAAGAAATACGCCTACGCCTCTGTCTTTACCGACTACACCCTTCCGGTAAATCTTCCAGTACAGCCCGATGGTTCTGCTGCCGCAACCATCGGACCTGCCCCCGGTGCCACGTATTTTGCTACTCAAAGGCCTGTAAAGATCGTGTCGGCCAGCGCGATCATCAACAATACTACGCCTCCGGTGCTGGCTCCGATCTCGATAGAGACGAATCAGTGGTGGGCCGGAGTGACTTTGCCCGGTATTTCAAGCATGTACCCGACAAACCTGTTCTATAACCCAACATTTCCAAATGGCACATTGTATCTGTGGCCGATTTCAAATACAGCGTTTGGGTTGAGGCTCGAAACTTGGGTGCAGATACTCCAATTCGACAGCATTACTGATCCAGTGGGAGGGCCGCAATCAAGTACGACAGTTCCGCCCGGTTACCGAGCCGCGATGATGCTGAGTCTGGCCGAAATGCTTGGCGGAACCCCGTCGCCATCCCTTAGGGCAGATGCGGCAGCGGCTAGGGCAGCAGTGTTTACGAATAACGCAGAGACAGCAAACATCTCAACGCTGGATTCTGGAATGCCTGGTACGCAAGAGGGGCGAAGATCGACAACCTTTTCGTATCGCACGCGCACGTGGACGTAAAATGCCGAGAGAATCAGTAACACTGGAAATGAAGCAAATTCGCAACTTTCTCGACGTATCCCTCAGGGCGCATCTAGCGGCCAAGGGTGCGTTGTGTCCTTGCTGCGAACTGCCAAAAGATTTGTGCCGCTGCATCTCTCGTGAAAATCACATCCGGGTAGCCTTTCAGCCTGCACATCAGAGGGCAAATGGCTGATTTGGTGCTGACCATTAGAGTTCACGATCCTGATGAGAAGAAAGACCCTAAAATGTCCGCCTGCTGGGTGCGAATCAATCTGGACCGAGCGAACATTGGAACATCGGCAGAGAAACTGGCGGAACAACTCACGCCGCATCTCAAAGAGATTAAGAATTTGAGGCTCACGTAGTGCTTGCTTTTTACCGAACTAGACGACCACGATCCAAGGTAGGAGGTTAGTCATCGCCCGCTTCGGATTCAATTCTGGCGCATATCAATTACAGTCGCCAAACGTTGACAATGAGACCTGCATCAATCGAATCCCGGAAACTCCCGAGACGGCTGGTGCAAAGTCGGCAATTACGTTGATGCCAAGTCCCGGCCTCGCAACAAAGTACACGCTCCCAGAGTCATCTATCCCTTGGGAATTTCAGGTCAATGGGCGCGGATTCGTGGCTGGAGCTAGTTTCTACGAACTTCTGACCAATGGGACCTATACGAACTGGGGAACGCTAAACGTAACGCCTGTTACCCCAACACAAATTTTCTGCTGCCAGACGCACTTGCTGATTCTGTCGAACGGCGATCTCTTCATCTTTGTGCTCACTGCCTTCACTGACTCAAACGGCGCGAATCATCCTGCGAATAGCTTCTTGGCCGTGGACATGGCACAATTCAACGGGCCAGTGTTGCAAATCGACTTCTGTGATGGATACTTTTTCGCGGTAATTCAGGACTCGAACACGTTTCAGGTCTCAAATCTCGAAGACGGCACGACATGGAGCGGGCTGTTTATCTCAACAATCTCTCGCTTTCCTGACAACATCGTGTCCCTGAAATTCGATCACGATATCGTTTGGTTTCTCTCCGGGAAGAAGATCATCGGCTATTACGACTGCGGGGCGGGCTATCCGCCATTCATCCCAATCCAGGGGGCCTTCCTCGAAGATGGCTGCGCTGCGACGTTCGGGACCGTACAGGCGAACGATACGTTTTGCTGGATTGAGCAGAGTGAGCGCGGCAGCGGCGTGGTGAAGATGATGGGACAGAATGTCGGAATAAGGATTTCGACTCTGGCAGTCGAGTTTGCCCTGCAATCCTACTCCACCATCGCGGATGCGGTGAGCTATGCGTATGAAGATCAGGGACACAAGTTCCTGATGATCCGCTTTCCAACGGCAAACGAGACATGGTGCTATGACTTCTTTACCTCGTTGTGGCACAAGAGAGCCTTCTGGAATCAGAGGACCGGAACGTTCATTGCTCATCGTTCAATGTCGCACATGGAATTTATGGGAATGCATCTCGTTGGCGATCCTCTCTCTGGGAATATCTACGAGATGTCCATCAACATCTATGAGGACTTCGGTAATCCGCTTATCTGGGAGCGCGGAGGGCCGCAAATCTCGGTAGAGAACAAATGGCTATACCATGACGAAGTAGAATTCGACATCCAGATGGGAGTTGGGCCGATTCCTCCGCTGCTGGACGGCAATCAGCCGAGGGCACCGCAGGTCATCCTGTACTGGATCGACCGCCTTACGCAACGCAGTAACGACTACTATCTATCAATTGGGCAAGCGGGAGTGTCGAATGTTCGCGCGCGAAAGGTCAAGCTTGGCCGTTCTCGAATGCGGCAGTATTTCTTGAGGGGTAGCGATCCTGTTCCCGTGAGGATATGCGATGCTTTCCTGACGGCAAGGACGGAAGATGGGCAGTACGCCTATAAGCCGGGAGAGCGAATCTCTGAGCAACTTCGGAAGATCACATAGTGCCCACTACGCAGATAACACGTCGCCCTCCGCCCTTGCGTTTTGCCGATCTTTCCCAGCCCATGCAATTCTGGGAGTTAGAGACTCAACAATCTGCGCCCCTGAATAAAGTAGATACGTCGAACGGTTCGTATACGGAAGCGCCCCCTGCGGCGGGGCTGGATACCACTACGGGGCAAACGAACCAGAACCAAGAAATCACCTACATAAAGATTTCGGCAGATGACAATACGTTCACACTTAAGGGTGCGAATCTTCCTCTTGGTCCTTATACTTTGACGGCGCTAGGAGGCAGCTTCAAAATCAAGTCTGACGGAACGGACTGGTACAAAAGCGCATGATCTTTGAGGAAATTCTTAAACGAGAACTAGGAGATGGAATCTCGATTGAATCCAAAATCGACGATTCAGCGATTGAGTCGCTCGAATATCTGGCCTTCATCAAAGCGCTTGAAGACGAGTATCGTCTTACTTTGGATGAGGTCACGATTCAGCGGTGCGAGACATTCCACGATTTGTATGACCTTATTCGCCTTACGCCATCATGCTAAAGCTTCAAGTCGAGCCCTGGGAAGTTCTCTGGCGGGACGGCCAAGATATTTTCAGAACTCACTATGACGAACTTGCCCTCCACAAGGAATCTATGCCGTTGGGGCTTGATAACGAGTTATATTCCGATCTCCAGACAAAGAATTTCTTGCTCATTGTAACCGCCAGACGGAGTGGGAGGCTCGTCGGCTATTATGTCGGCGTCATCGTCTCGCATCATCCGCACAACAAAGACGCTGGCAAGGTTTCCACTACTGATATGTTCTACATTATTCCCAGCGAGCGAAAAGGAGGAGCTGGAGTTAAGCTCTTGAAGTTCGCTGAAGCAGAATTAAAGGCAAATGGAGTCATTAAAGCGACGATTAGTACAAAGGCGGGATTTGAGAACGGTGAATTGCTAGAAGCTTTGGGTTGGCACAAGTCAGATATAGTGAGACAAAAAGTCCTCTAGTATGTCGATCACTGGTCCTATTCTAGCGGTTGCTGCAATTGGGGCGGCCAGTAGTGTCGCTGGTGGCGTCATGCAAGCCAATGCTGCGGGGAATGCAGCGCAGGCGCAAGAAACAGCAGCACAGCAGGCGCAGCAACTTGAGCAGCAGAATCAGCAACAAGGGATAAGTTTTCAGCA